AACTCCGTTTATCATTACTGCGATGTTTCGTTGATTAAAACCACGAATGTTGATACGAGCGTCACCCGCACCACCACCTTGTTGAGTTGCATATACACTTGGTGTTGTGTTAAGAATCATTGGAATATCTTGTGAACCAAGACGAGTTTCAAATTCTTCTTTTGTTACATTAGTGAAAGCAACCGGTGTTTTGTCAGATGCTCTTGAAGCCAAAACTTCAACATCTGATAATGCAAGTCCACCTACTTCTAATAAGAAGTGTGTCATTACATCTTCATCACCAACAACAATTGTTTTAGTTATTGGTTTATACCCTATGAAAGAAGCTGTTAGTTCGTATGAACCTGCTGGAACACTAATCATTGAGTAAGCACCTGCTTCATTAGCGATGTCACCCAAATCAGTACCAACAAGAACGACATTAGCGCCTTCAAGTGGTCTTGAGTTAGTATCATATACGGTTCCCATTACTGATTGTGCGAACAATCCTGTGGTTACCATAAACAATACTATAAGATTACGAATATTCATAATCGTTTCTCCTTGTTTGTTTTCTGTGATGACACATTTTTATACTGGTGTGTCGTCTGCCAGTTAAGAAAACTAATTCTCACTTGTTAAATCTTCTCCAGGTATCTCACAACTATCGTTGTTGCAGAACTTATCAACTTCCGCTTCTTCATTCTTAATAACACCGAATGATAGTTTACCTAATTTTTTAACTTGTTTATTGTATTCCTTTTCTTCAATTGCTTCATAAGGCATCTGTGGATATGCTCCGTAATCGTGTCTTGGTAATAGACTTATTCCTTTAAGGTGGTATTGAAAGTAATTTAATACAAATGGAATTTCTTTTCCTTCTGTTTCAGGGTCGAATGTCACAGTACAACTAACCTGATTGTCTGCCCAATGTCGTTGTAGGAATGCTGCTAAACTGAATTGTTCCCAAATGGACAACTCTGCTGCTGTTCTAATTCCTTCACCGACATCAACTGGCACCTCAACTACTAATGTTGAGTCTTCTGAACCAAATGCTGGTTCTATTTTATAACCTGCTTTTTTTAGGGGTTCTACTAATTCCGAATTGATTGATAATCTAATTCGTCTCGTGTAAAATCTTGATTCTGGATAATGTAAACCTGGTGTTGCTCCGGCTAATAAAGAAACCGTACCACTTGGTTTAACTGATGTAGTTTTGATACTTCTTGGAATTGCGAACCAATCTGAATACATCTTATCCCACTCTTGAATGGTATCGTATCCACCCTCTAACCAATCTCTAAATTCATTTAGTCCACGATTAGTTATGAATTGTGCGACACCACTAACACTACAACCGATTCTTCTGTTTCTCAACATAACTCTATTGGTATCGGACCAATGTGTTCTACCGAGTGTTACGGTTTTTGCATATAGATATGCATATTTGAGTGTTCGTTTGTAATCTTCTAAATCGTCGTGATTGTCTGGAAATGTTTCTACTAAACAACATAACTCATATGATTCTAATGATTGTTCCAAACAAGGATTACCACCCATTACTCTGTGGTCTTTATCATCACCACCATTTTTCATACGAGAATAATGTCTCATATTATCTAACCAAGCTAAACCTGGTTCTCCATTATCTACGATTCTTTTTGAAACTTCTGTATAATCCATACCGAGTTCTGCAAATATACTATTGTTTGATGTCCAACCAAATTGGTCTCTGTGTGGATTTACTTTGTAATTCTTTAAGTCTAAGTATTCTTCATTATCTGGGTCACCAAACACAATTTCTGCTGTTCGTCTAACATTACCTGCTACAACACATTTACCAATCAGATTCATAATATCTACGATTGTTGTGATTGTGATTGGTTGTCCGGCGTTTCCCTCTAATACTTGTCTAATACTTTCGTGGACTTCTTCTAATGGTTCTGGTCCTGATGATACCCCACCAAAGCCCTTGATTGGTTCACCTGCTAATCTGATTAAACTATAATCAAATACAACTTCCCCTTGTCCGTGAAAATAACTTTCTAATAAAAGTTGTAATGATTCTACCCAACCCTCACGAGTGTCTGGTATTTGAAAATTTTGTTCACCTTTTTTGATATCAACACCCTTAACGATAATTTCCCCCGCTCCTTTGGTATCAAATCCTACTCCAACACCCAACATACTTGCGTCCATTAAGAAACAAAATGGTTTTGAATAATCATCTTTAATTGTTTTCGTTGATACAAATGCACAATTATTTAGTGCGGCATACAATCCTTTTTCTTCTGTGATTGCTGTTCCCATTGCCCATAAACCACGACCTGGTGGTAAGAACTTCATATTGAAAATTCTATCATACATTTCTTGTGCTGACTTTTGTGCTTGCCAAGGATTCCAACCTAACTGATGACCCTCAATATGATTCATCTGCATAGTGTAAGTTCCCTCAACTACTCTCTGGACGGTTTCCCACCATCTCTCATTTTTTCCATCTTCTTTAATTCTTGAATAGGTTCTCATATAGACTAATTCTCCAAGACCATTGAACCCAAATGGTGCTTTTTTTCTTTTGTATTTATTGATAAAATTTTCTGATAACTTAAACATCTTTTGCCCTTTATTCTCCTGTTATTTTTTCCGTCAGATATAACTATAATATATATTCGTTTAATACGACATTATTTTAAATTCTTTGAAGTTTTTAAAAGATTTTCTTTGAAGTTTTATTCAAACCCTTCAGAGTCAAAATCTTTCTTTTTTTGTGCCAAGGTTTTCCTCATATACTCTTCTGCATTGTCCATTTTTCCTTGGGTTTGTTTACCCTCTTGAGTGTTTGCTTCGTATATTTGTATATAACCTGTATTGGTATTTATGGTTGCTGGAAAGGTTAATCCATCTGGTCCAAATCTATTCTTAATCACGTGGAATCTACCGGTGTTAGCAATCTTGTCTTCCACTTTTCTTGACATACTCATAATAAAATCTGCTGTCATTACTTTACTATAATCCTCTGAAACCTTTGATGCGTCAATCACATCTTCCTCTAATGATGAACGATTTGCTTGTGAAGCAGTCCATATCGGTATGTCAAATTCACCTGCCATACCTCTCAACTCCTCATAAACGTGTCCAATAGAGTGTCTTTTTTCCTTGAAGTTGACCGTAGACTTCATAATATCTGCGTAGTCAACTAATACCATATCTGGTTTTATACCTTGTAATTCACATTGTTGTAAGTGTGCAGTTAATGTTGCGACACTTGCACTTCTTGTTGGATAATATTTGATAATCAGATTACCCTTTAACTGATTAATTTTCTTTAATACTTCTTCTTTATAATATTGTAAATTACCTGTTGGTTGTCCTGATACAATGGTGTCATATCTTAATCCGACATACTCAGCGTTTAACTCCAATGTATAATGTAATACAGTTTTACCTTTGGCGACTGCGTCAGCTCCGATTGCTTGTAGTGTCCAAGATTTACCAATACCTGCTGGTGCAACTATCACTCCAAGTTCTCCACCTGCTAATCCACCTTCCATTAAATCATTAACACTATCCCATTTAGTTGGTACGGTATTTCTAGCCGATGAACTCATTCGTTCTTCAAAACCTGTAATGTATTCGTGTCCGATATCTCTTTCGACACCGGCTTTCATAGCATTATCAATCACACCTTTGATTTCATCATACTTTTGCGTATCCAATAACTCTACTGATTGCATAATTGCACTCTTGATAACTTGGTTCTTACAAAACTCTAATGTTTTTTCTTGGACGAATTCTAAGTCTGGTGATTCTCTGAAGTTCCAAGCATTTCTCAACGAATCAACTACTGCGGTTTTCATTACATCATTTTCTAAGTCATCTATTACGACTTTCAACGCCTCCATTGTTGGTGGTGTTTTATATTTGTCAAAGTATTTTCTAACTTCTCTAATTAAAAACTTATTAGCGTCACTATCAAAGTAGTTAACTTCTAAGATATCATATACGGTTTTGATGAACTTATTGTTTACCAATAATGATGTGATGATTTTAGATTGGAAAGATGTTCCGTATTGTATTAGTGATTCGTTTTTACTCATAACCTTATATTATTAAATATCAAGTTCGTTGTACAAAGATGATGCTTTTTTTTCATAAAGTTCATTTCTTTTTTGTTCACGATATTTATCTCTTGCTTTCTGTTTAATCTTTTCTTTATTACGAAGATAGTGGTCCATTTGCCACTTTCTTTGGGCCTCTTGTCTTTCCTTATCTGTATGATATTTTCGTTTTCTACCCATTACTTGTGAGTTTCCTCTGCCATAAAATTTAATTTATTGAATGTAGTTGCCAACCAACTATTCAAATTAGGTAACGCCTGATACAACTTATCTTCTAAAAACATTTTCTGAAATCTATGTTTGATTACTCTTTGGATTGGTCGTTCAACTATTTCCTTTACTTTTAATTTTGTGTGTCCAGTTATAATTCCGTCTTCTAAATCCATAAGTCGTTTGTTCATATCTAATAAATCTTTTGATTGTAATATCTTTTCACACAATGGAACTTTCTGTGTTTCTGCACTTCTGTAAATGTCTTCCAATGTATATTTGTCTTCTGTTCCCATAAATGGAAATAACTTTAATAAGGTTTTCTTTCCTATACCATTTACTCCTGGTATTCCATCTGATTTATCTCCGTCAAACATTCTAAATAGTAGAAAGTTGCTCGGGTGTATTCCGTATTCTTCAAATACTTTGTCCTCATCATACATCTTTTTCTTAGTAGGTGAATACACTCTTGTGGTTTTATCAACTAATTGTAAAAAGTCTTTGTCTGTTGAGACTATTGTGGTTTTGTTGTTCTTGTAAATGTGCTTAGACAAATAACCAATCACATCATCTGCTTCTATATTTTCCATATTCATAATAGATATTGGTAAACACTCCAAATACTCTACAACACGATTGAGTTGTCGTATCATCATCTGCTGTTCTTCGTCTCTTGTCAAGAAGTTGTTAGCACGATTTAAACGATACGACATCTTTCGTCCCATTTTATATTGTGGGAAAATCTTTCTACGGCGGTTAGACCCACCTTTACCGTCAAACACAACGATAATTCGGGTAGGTCTAATCATATTAATATTGAAAGCTAATGACCTTAAAAAACCAACTATTCCACCAACGTGAACTCCGTCCTCATTAGTAGTTGGTATGGCTGAAAATACTCGTATGAATAGATTCATGCCGTCAATCAACATAACCGAGTCATTAGGTTTTCCACTATCTATCTCGCCGCCAGATTTTTTGATTTCGTCTAAAATCGATAGGTGTCTTTTGTTAATCACCAAGAACCTCATCTGTAAACTCTACATCATCAATACCAAGTTTTTCTTTGTATTGTAATATAACTTTATCACAAATGAGTTTGTAAACATATTCTCTTAGTTCGTCATTTTTGGTAATTAAATCTTCCCAATCCTTTGACATAAACTTATGTTCATCTCCGTTCTGGTCTACTAAGGTATACCAAGCACCACCTGATTTAACAAGTTTATGCTCTTTCATCACGGTTAACCACCCACCATAGTTATCGATTCCTCTATCGAAATACATATCATAGTCTGCGTGTCTCAAAGGTGGACCTAATCTATTCTTAACAATCTGTGCTCTACATTTCATACCAAGCACATTCTTTCCACTATCTTTAATTTGTCCCATATTTTTTAATCTAATACGAGTTGAAGCGTGGAATGGTAACGCTTTTCCACCACTTGTTGTCCAAGGGTCTCCAAACATTACTCCGAGTTTTTGTCTTAATTGATTAGTAAATACCAAAGCTACATTATGTTTTCCAATCATCTGAGTGATTTTTCTCATAGCTTTTGATATAATGATTGCCTTTGAAGTTGCCCAACCATCTTTGTCGTAGTCAGCTTCCATTTCAACTTTCGTTGATGCGGCTGCTAATGAATCAACTAATATCGTTACACATCTATCTTTATCAGATGACCTGACTTGTGTTACGATTTCTTCAATTGCTTCAAAGATTTCTTCTACGGTTTCTAAATGTAAATATAACATCTTATTTAAATCCAAACCAATGACTTCCATAAACTCTTGACTGACTGATGTTTCAGTATCTATATAAACTGCTACTCCGTCTTTCTTTTGAGTTTCTGCTAAGATGTGTGCACCAAGTAATGATTTACCACTTGATTCTAATCCATTGATTTCTGTAATTCTTCCAACTGCGATACCTCCGTCTGGTCTATTTGATATAGCCAAGTCTAATGTGGAACTACCCGTTGAGATAAATTCCCTGATATCCGTTGGTGTGGTATCACTTCCGTCTAAGAAGTATGCCACTTTGTTTGTGTCTTTGAATTTTTTATTCAAAGAGTCGGCTAATGTTTTAGCCAATACATCAGTTACTGACATTCTAATACTCCATATTTAAATGGGGATTGAATTATTCAACCCCCATATTGTTATTGTTTATGAATTGAATAATTCATCAAAAGCTTCTGAAGTGTCTTTCACTTTAGAAGTCTGTAAGTCAGAAGTTGAAACACTTTCTTGTTTTACTTCTTCCTCTGTTGAATCTTCACTTGGATTTAACCATTCGTTTAAAACATTGGTTAAGTCATCGTAAGATTGCTCTTGATAAATTTCAGTAATGTCTTTCTGAGAAGTTTTAACTAACTCTAAGACTGATGGTTCGTCAGAGATTGGTGTTTGATTAGGTTTCACTCTAATGTTTGTTTTAGGGAAACTTGCTCCACTTTCCTCTGCTGAAATGAATTCAACCGATACATCACGACCATTGACTGGGTCAGTTATGTCACCATAATCTGGGTCAGCTATGATTGATAGTAATTCTTGGTATACGGTTTTACCGAATCCCCAGAATTTAACACCTTGTGATTCTTCACCTCTAACGATAACTGGTGCAAAGGTTCTCATCTTTGCTTCCAATTTCTTAGACAATTGATAATCTTCTTTATTACCACTTGCTTTGAGTTTTTGTGCGAACTCTTCAATTGGGTCTGGACGACCGAAACTGATTGGTGATAAATAAGAACGATTGTTCAAATTGTAGTGAAAGAATAATTCAATAAAAGGATTATCTTTATTGAATGCGTAAGGCACGATACGAATTTGGGTTTTACCTGGTTGTGGTTTCCAAAGACTTGATGTGCGGTTGTTTGTGGTCTGTAATTGACCGAGACGTTTGCGAATTGCGTTTAAGTCCATTTTTCATTCTCCGTTTTTTATTTTTTAATTGTCATTTGTTAATCAGTATAACCTGATACATTAATAAGTATAATGTAAATTTATAAAAATGTAGTTTTTTTTGCTTTTTTTGAAAAAAAAAAGCCCCATTGTTTTTAAAGTTTGTATAAAAGGTGGAAACTAAAAATCGCTGGGGCTTGAAATCTTTGGAATTTTATTGGGGATGTGAGATTAATGATTACTCACAATTTCCGTCTTGGATTTTTTTAACTCTAAACTTTGTATCTATCAGTTACGATAGTTCATCTCAAGGTGGTTATTCCTCATTGATGTGAATACAACTTCTATACAAATGCTTTATCTCTCCAAGTGTAGATTGTTCAGCCATTAAGTAGGATTTCAGTTTTACCCTTACCTACAATAGAGTCATAAGAATCATCTTATGTTTTTTACGGAAATACATTAGACAATATCTGTCGATATAGATAATTAAAATATTTTCCAACTATCAAGTCACCACAACTTTGTCTCAGATTGCGATATAGGCTTCAAATGTCTACCTATTATTCTGCCAATCCCATAGAAACTTCCGTCGAAGTTTCTACTTTTCCAAATTCCAAATTGTCAAAGAACTAATTACTTGAGACCAATCAAGTAATTGTTATATACATATATATAAAGTAAAAATCTCAAAATGAGATTTTTTTTAATTTTTTTTTTATTTTTCTTAGAAGTTTAACAATGGTAGTAAACATCTTAGGCCTTACTTTCGCAGCTTCCAAAGCATCTTTTCTCATCA